TTTCAAAGGAGGAAAAAGTAATGCCGACAATCGAGGAGATCAGAAGTTCTGCTGAATATGCAGAAGCATATAAAAACTACATCATCAAAGGCGACGACGCTGAATGCCGCGCACTGCTGACGACCAATGCACAGAACGGCGTAGTGCCTGTACCGGTGATCGTAGAGGAAACCGTAAAAACCGCATGGGAAAAGAATGATTTTCTGTCCCGCGTAAGCAAGACCGCGATTCGTGGCAATCTGAAGTCATTCTTTGAACTGTCCGCTGATCCTGCATACGTACATACTGAAGGAACTACTGCACCGACAGAAGAAGCGCTTACACTTGGTGTAATCACCATGGTTCCGGCAACCGTCAAGAAATGGATCACCATTTCCGATGAGGCGGTCGCTATGGGTGGCGAAACATTCCTTCGTTATATTTACGATGAGGTCACCTATCAGATCATGAAGAAACTGGTTGCTCTTTGTGTTGCCGATGTGACCGGCGCGGGAACGACTAACAGTTCAACTGCAATCGGTGTTCCGAAGGTCAACGAAGACCCGTCTGTCACTGCGATTCCGAATGCGGCGGCAAACCTTTCTGAAGATGCTGAGAACCTGTGTGTTGTTATGAACCGTCTGACCGAGGTTGAGTTCATCAAACAGTATGCAGCTGGTAATTTCGCAGTTGACCCGTTCGCCGGTCTGACAAAGGTTTACACTTCCGCACTCCCGGCATTCAGCACCGCAAGCGCAAACGCGGTTTATGCGATCGTCGGCGACCTGTCCGCAATACAGGTTAACTATCCGGAAGGTGAAGGTGTTGCAATCAAATATGACGACCTGTCACAGGCAGAAAAGGATATGGTCAAGATCGTCGGCAGACAGTACGCTGCTCACGCGATCACCAAACCGGGGCGACTTGTCAATCTGACCAAGGAACAGGCGACGACCTGATGAAGGTGCAACTGATTAAAGACGCGAGAATACATCATAAAGCGGGGGAAATCGTCGAGGTTTCCCCAGCAGATTATAAGTTTCTCAAGTCTGTGAACGCGGCGAAACCCGTTCAGGTTGAGACACCAAAGAAGGGACGATCGAAAAAATGAAATTGCTTATAGGCATTCCATCAACTGATTTTCTTCATGTTGAATTCGTGAAGTCATTGACGCGGTTGATTCTGCGGCTGAAAGAAGACAAGATTGACTTTGCTGTTCATTTTGAGTCAGGAACACTTGTATATGTTGCGCGTGACACAATCGCAAGTAAAGCAATTAACGAGGGATACACACACGTTCTATGGTTGGACAGTGACATGGTATTCACAGACGACCTACTTGATGCACTAATGTTCTGCGATAAACCGTTTGTTTGCGGGATTTACCACAGCAGACGCAAAGGGTATCATTCCGCGCTTTTCAAGAATATCGAAAGCGGTCATATTGAACGGTTTGAAGAATATCCAAACGAACCATTTGAGGTTGCCGGGTGCGGTTTCGCGGGTGTCTTGATTGAAACGGAAGTATTAAAACAGGTGATGTTGAAAAATGGAACTTGTTTTCTTCCAATGAAAAGACACGGCGAAGATTTAGCATTTTGCAAACGTGCGGTAGAACTAGGTTACACGATATATGCCGAACCAACTGCGGTCATGGGTCATGTTGGACATATAACGATTTACCCGGAAGATCATGAGAAATGGAAAGCCGAAATAGGCAAGAAAGGCTAAAAGATGCTTGAGAAAGTGAAGCTTGCGCTGAGAATAACGACTAATGCGTTCGACAGTGAGTTAACCGATCTGATCAACGCCGCCTATCTTGACTTAGGTATCGCGGGTGTTATCAACACCGAAAATGAAACGCCGTTGATTATCAGGGCGGTCACTACATACTGTCGTTGCAATTTTGGTCAGCCAGATGAATACGACAGGCTGAAAGCATCCTATGACGAACAAAAGGCACAGTTGTCGATGAGTTCAGATTATACAGATTGGGGTGATCATTGTGGACAGGTCTAAAGTGATCACCCTGATATCACAGACAAAAACACAGGACGAAAACGGTGTATGGCGAACGACAGAAACGCCCCGCACCGTTTTTTGTTCGGTTAATTCTGTGACCCGTGACGAATTCTTTGAAGGTGGGCGAAACGGTCTGAATCCGTCCTACCAAATCACAATGTTCCGCTACGACTACAACGGTGAAACAATCATCAAGTATGAGGGGCAGAGGTACAGTGTGTACCGCACGTACTTCGGGCGTGATGACGAAATCGAATTGTATGTCGAGCGCAAAGGCGGCACGAACAGAGGTGATAACTGATGGTAATCAACTCATCAAAGTTTGATTTCCGTGAGGTCGTGCAGAAATACCTCGAAGAACAACGGTATGAAGTCATCGAAGCGATGTCAGATGCGATTGATGAAGTCGCTAAAGAGTCGGTGAAAAAGCTGAAAGCTGAATCACCAAGAGGCGCAACTAATCAATACTACAAAGGGTGGGCGTACAAGATTGAAAAAGGACGGTTGCAACATGGGTCAGTTGTCTATGGCAAGACCGGCACGTATCAGTTAGCGCACCTTCTGGAATACGGACACGCCAAACGTGGCGGCGGTCGGACGAACGAATATGTTCACATCAAGCCGGTTGAGGAATGGGCAATTGATGAAGTAATTGACCGCACGATAACCAAGGTAGAAAGGCAAACGAGATGACACTGAGAGACATACGAAACATGGTTGATTCGGTCGGTATCCCTTTTGCCTATTACCAGTTTCCTGAAGGGACAGACCAATCAACACCCTTTATCTGTTATTACTTCACAACCAGTGACGACCTCATCGCAGACAACACCAACTATGCCGATATTCGTCAATTGGTCATTGAGTTGTATACAGACGAACCTGATTTTGAACTTGAATCAGAGGTTGAGTCGGCAATCAATGACATAGAACTTGTTTACATTAAGAATTCTGCATACATCGATTCCGAAAAGATGTGGCAGATTTCATACACCACGGAGGTAGTTTTAAATGCCGAATAAAATCAAGTACGGTCTCAAGAACGTACATTATGCAATCGCTACCATTGCCGCAGACGGTTCAGCGACCTACGAAACACCTGTTGCAATGCCGGGGGCGGTATCCCTGTCCCTTGAGCCGCAGGGCGACAATACACCGTTTTACGCTGATAACATTGCTTACTATGTGAGCATTGCGAACAGCGGTTATGAGGGTGATCTTGAAATGGCACTGTTCCCGGATCACTTCCGCGAGGCTGTTTTCAATGAGATTAAGGACAACAAGGGCGTACTGGTCGAGGACGCAAACGCTGCGCCGGTGCATTTCGCTCTGCTGTTCCAGTTCGAGGGAGATGTGACCGCAACGAAGCACGTTATGTACAACTGCACGGCGACCCGCAACACGGTTGGATCTGGAACGAAGACCGACACGGTTGAACCGCAGACAGAAAGCGCAACGATCACAGCGACATCTATTTATGTTGCCGCACTCAATAAGGACATCGTCAAAGCATCCACCGGCGAAACGACAGACGCAACGACCTATAGCGGTTGGAATACTGCGGTATATCTGCCGACAGTGACACCGTAAGGCAACGGTTGAAAAAGAGGGATAGTGTATGTATGGGAAAGTAACTATCAGCGGCAAAGAAACGGGGTTTTTGGCGAATGCGTCAACCCCGTTTCGTTATAAGAACATCTTCAATATAGACCTTATTTCCCTTTTATCAAAAGGGGATGATGGTGCGGTTGAGGAATACGAAAAACTTGCTTTCGTCATGGCGAAACAGGCTGAAAAGGCAGATATGTCTACCTTGACCGCAGAGGACTTTTATACATGGTTAGAGGCGTATGAGTTCACCGACCTCGTTGAGGCATTACCCGAAATCATCGGGTTGTACATGAAGAACAAAACAACCAATTCTGACCCAAAATAAAAGCCCGTCCCACAGACCGCCCATACAACACACCTCTTTACATTTTGCGGTGCGTTCAGATCGGACTTAAGCTGTCCGATCTGGATGCACTGGATGAGGGGTTTGTCTTGGACATGATGACGGAGGCGGGCAACGATGGCTATAAGGATTATAAACAGTTAGCAACGCAAGAAGACTTTGCGAGGTTCGCACATGGCGGCTAATAGAATTAAGGGTATCACCATTGAAATTGATGGCAATACCACTAAGCTACAGGATTCGTTAAAGGATGTCGATAAACAGTTAAAAACGACACAGACGAACCTCAGAGATATAAATAAATTACTAAAACTAGATCCTAAGAACACCGAACTAGTTGCCCAGAAGCAGAAGAACCTGAAAGAGGCTATAGACCTCACTAAAAAGCGTTTAGACGCACTCAAAACGGCACAGACAGAGGCGTTGTCCCCGGAACAGTACGATGCACTGCAAAGGGAGATAATCGAGACAGAGGGCAATCTGAAAAGCCTACAGACCGAGTATGATAACCTGAACACCTCATCTGATAATGCACTGAAAAGTGCGGGCGAAGCGATCCAGAACACCGGGCATAAGGTGTCACAGGCGGGTGAGAAAATCACCAAGGTCGGTGATTCAATCGGCACAGCGGGACAGAAAATAGCACCTGTTTCGGCGGCTGTTGCGGGTATCGGTGTAGCGGCGGTCAACTCAGCGAAAGAGTTAGATGAAGGTTATGACACCATCATCACGAAGACCGGCGCAACCGGCAAGGCAGCGCAAGAGTTACAGGATCAGATGGATACCGTATTCACATCCATTCCGACAACCGCCGCACAAGCGGGAACGGCAATCGGTGATGTCAATACACGGTTCGGTCTGATAGGGCAGAAACTTGGTGAAGTCTCACAGACCTTTATCAAGTTTGCGGAAATCAATAACACTGACCTGTCCTCAGCTATCAACAACATTGATGGCATCATGGAGAAGTTCGGCATTGATGCCAGTGAGGTTGACGGTGTTCTTGGTGTGATGACCGCAACC